GCTTAGGGGATGGGGGTTTGGTTAAAGAGGCTGAGGTTATTGATATAGCTGGAGGTAATTAGTTAGAAATTTAAATAAATTAAGTCAAAGATTGTAGAATTATGAATTTTAATGAGTTTAGTAAATTATCTATTGAAGAAAAAAAGAAGCTGTTAACTTTGGCGGCTTCTCGGAAGAAGGTTTTAGCTACGGACAAGGAGAAGGTGGAGGAGAGGAGAAAGTTAATTCAAAGATGTCGGGAGGATTTGGTTAGCTGGACGATAGAGGCTCAGAAGGCTGAAGGTTTTAAGCCGGCTAAGCATCATTTATTGCTATTAGATTATCTATCTCGGGTAGCTAGGGGTGAGATTAAACGGTTAATGATATTTATGCCACCTGGGAGTGCGAAGTCGAGATATGCTTCGCAACTATTTCCGGTTTGGATGTTTAGTAGAAAAAATAACTATAAGATAATTGGAGCTAGCCATACGACAGATTTGGCCTTGGATTTTTCCGGTAAAATCCAGAATTATATAATGGAAAATGAAGAAATCCTTGGCTATCAACTAAAAACTGAAAATAAACATCGTTGGTACACCTCTAATGGGGGAGCATATTTAGCTGCTGGCGTTCGGACTGCTATTCCTGGCTTTCGTGCTGATCTTGGCATTTTGGATGACCCAGTTAAAGGGCGTCAGGAAGCGGATTCGGTTACAGACCGAGAGCATGTCTGGAATTGGTATCTAGGTAGCTTCGAGCGGCGTTTGACACCTGGTGCGGCTGTTATTTTGATCATGACACGCTGGCATCAGGACGATTTGGCCGGGCGTTTGTTGCAAGTTGAGCCAGAGCGTTGGACGGTCTTAAGCTTGCCTGCTGAAGCTGAGCAAAATGATGCATTAGGGCGACAGCCTGGCGAATGGCTATGGGATGATGATGATTATGGTTATGCCGACTCTTTGGCCGAAATTAAGGCTGCCTTAGAAAAGGCTGGAGCTACACGGGAATGGGCTGCGCAGTATCAGCAGCATCCAACAGCATCTGAAGGCAGTCTATTTAAGGTCGGCATGCTTCGGAAGATCAAGACTGAACCGCCTGGAGAAGCTGTTCGTGCTTGGGATTTTGCTGCAACCACAGAAGTTGGCTCTCGTGATCCTGACTGGACTCGCGGTGTTAAGTTGATCCGTACGGATGAAGGTCGATTTGTTGTCGCTGATGTTAAATCTGTACGTGGGACCCCTGAGGACGTAGAAAAACTTGTATTAACTACAGCCTTTTATGATGGTAAAGGGGTTCGTATTGGTTTGGGTGATCCTGGCCAAGCTGGTAAATTTCAGGCTATGTATTTAGCTAAAAAGTTGGCCGGGTATATTGTGGATGTAAGGCTAGAACGAGGCAAGAAAGAAGAGCGAGCAGCTCCTATAGCTAGCCAAGTAAATATAGGGAACGTAGACATTGTTGAAGCCCCCTGGAATGCTTCCTTTATTGATGAGTTGTCTATGTTTCCTTTTGGTACTCATGATGATCAGGTGGATGCTTTGAGCCGTGCTTTTGAAATGCTTTTGAAAAGCGAGGCTCCATTTATCTTATCCGAAAAGTTGCGAAGCCATTTAACTATTGCCGGTCCTTCACGGTTTCGTAATAGGATGGCTCGAACTTATACCCTTATGCGAAATTAGTTATGGAACGTACACGATACCCCAATGGATATAGGCTTAAATCCAAGCCTAATGGGCACATAAAGCCTAAGCTCACTAGGAAGGCTAAATCTCAACCGTATTTGACGGATGAGCAAATTGCTGCACGGCAGAAAATGCTGTTTCAGCAATTGCAAGGGTTTGCCCGAAGCAATCCAAGAAAGAGGCAAGTTTCACGTGAGGAATTTCTGCGTATATTCAAGCCTGCTGTTCCTCCGCCAGGAGTTTTGCCTAAAGGGTATAAAATCCCTGAAATGGCGATGGACTGGATAGGTAATTCCACCATCAATGCCAGCGAGAGAATCGATTCATATTATTATTCCGCCTATCAAGAAGGGCAGGAATTTTTAGGTTATGCCATTCTCGTCGTTCTGGCGCAAAGGCCGGAATATCGAGTTATNACGGAAACCATTGCGTCGGATATGACGCGTGAATGGATTCGNTTTGAAGCNTCTAAGAATGCCAAAGAAGATAAAACACNAAAAATTGCAGAATTAGAGGATTATCTAGAATATCTTAACTTAAAAGGTGTTGTTCGTCAGGCTATCCTGAATGANGGATTCCAAGGTCGAGGGCAGATTTATATTGACCTTGGCGTTCCCGTTATGGATGCCGGAGTTAATTTTGGGGCTTCTGAAGAGNTAAAAACGTCTATTGGTGATGGAAGGGATGAAATAAGTCGTGCCAAAATCAAAAAAGGCTCATTAAAGGGTTTCCTGGCTATCGAGCCTATGTGGACCTATCCAAACTGGTATAATGCTTCTCAGCCATTACGGCCGGATTGGTATCGGCCAGAGACTTGGTTTGTGATGGGTTCTGAAGTACATCGGACGCGACTAATTACCTTTATCGGCCGTCCGGTGCCTGACATGCTTAAGCCTGCCTATTCCTTTGGTGGCTTGAGCATGACTCAAATGGTCAAGCCATATGTAGATTTTTGGCTGCGTAACCGGACGTCAGCTTCGGATTTGTTAAATGGCTTTTCTACGATGGTGCTTTTGACCACGCTCGATGTAACGTCTATGACGCAAGCTTCGGGCGATATCTTGTGGGAGCGTATTCAGACCTTTAATGCTCTTAGAGACAATATGGGGCTATTGGTTTTGAATAAAGCAAGCGAAGATTTTAAAAATGTGAGCGCATCGCTTGCTGGCGTACATGAATTAGTTGCGCAATCCCAGGAGCATATAGCTTCGGTTGCCCAGATTCCTACGGCCAAGTTGCTTGGCATTCAGCCTGCCGGCATGAATGCGGATTCGGAAGGTATTATTCGGCTTTACTATGACCGGATTCGAGCTACGCAGGAATCTTTGCTTCGAGGACCGTTGACAACGATTATAAATATTGCTCAATTGTCTCTTTGGGGGGAGAATGATCCGGAAATTGTCTTTAACTTTAATCCTCTTTGGCAATTGGATGAAGCAGGTCGAGCAGCTATCCAATTAGCTAAAGCCCAAATCATTGAGACCGATATTGCTTCTGGTGTTATTGATCCAGAAGAAGGTAGAATTGCTCGGGCGACTGATCCAGATTCGCCTTATTCTGGTCTGGATTTGCATAAGGAAGCACCGGGAGAAGTTATAGAAAAATTACAGGAGGAATATCCTCTTGAGTCCATTCTAGAAAATGAAGAATTAATTCATCCAAAGCCTGAATCAGGTGTGGCATCGAGACTTGAAAAAAATATCGAATCTAAAAGTGCAGAGTTTGGGGGTGCTGCAACTGGTGGTTTTCCAGCCGAAGATGATTTAGCTGAAGAGAAAGATACCAAGATTGAGTCTCCATAAATCGCAGATAGGAAAGGTAGAAAAATGAGTTTGGTAAAAATCGAGGCGGCGAGCAATGGCAGCCCCCGAGTTGTTTTCTTTGATCCCGTAATGCATAATATTTCACGCTCTATTCCATCAGCGGCGGCGTATTCATTGGCAAAGAATGGGAAGCGTGTACTATTTTTTGATTTTTATATTGATTATTCTTATTTAACTAATAATTTTTTGCATTCAGATCGCGCCCCTAAATTTGGTGTAATCGATTGGCTTTCCGGCAATTTTGAAAATAATGAACACACTGTTTATGAAAATATGGTAACAGTGTGTAATTTTGATTCTTCAGGTAGTCTTTATTTTGTCCCTTCATATGGTTCTGATACGCATATTAGAACCAAGACAAATGTTTTTCGTGAACAAGTTGTAGAGTTTAGAACTAAAAAGTCTTTAGAAAAGACATCAAAAAAGTACCGTAAACTTATAGATTTATTGGAACATCAAATTAAACCTGATGTTATATTTATTGATACTTGTAGCGATATGATGAATTCTGTTTTAAGCCTTAGTTCTGATATTTTTTTGCTTGGTCTTTCTGCTAATTTATTGTTTTTATTTAAACATGATGATCATTATTATTCCAATGCTTACTATGGATTGTTTTGTGAAATGAAAGAAGAAGATATTAATCTAGGTAAATTGGTACAGAAGGTTAAAATTATTACTAGTTTTTTCTTTGACATAGAAAAAATAAACAGCAATGACTATAACGAATCATATAAAAATTACCTCAAAAATCATTTTGAGATGTTCCGTAATGATACATATAAACTTTTTGATTCCTATTTATATAGGGGCGATTGGAAATTTGATCTTATGGACAATGATGTACCACATACTCCCTTGAATGCCAATCCAATTTATTATGATTATCGTGATATAGTAAAATCTGATTCCTTATTTTATGATTCCTTATTTAAAAGATTTGAAACACTCGGTGACGACCAATTGCGTTCCAATATTGGAAGCTTGGTAGATTATATCACCAAAGCCTTGTCTATCTAAGATAGATTGATGCCAATCGGTCTAGGTCCTAATTTCACTAAGCCTTGGCCTGCTCCGGTTACAACGCAATCTCTGGGGGCGGACATCAGGCATCAAAAGACACGAGAAAGGACAAAGCGTGCTTTTGGTGTCGTCCGCCCCTCTATGCAAATTGCAGAGCAGTATAGGCACAAGCTGATAAAATTGATTGAGCTAATGCATAACTCAATCATGTATTGGCTCAGTATTGCCTATAAGCGTACGGAACCTCAGCGTGAGGTTCTCATGGCTATGGATGCTACGGCCGCCGAAAGGCTGCAAAAAGCAATAAATAAATTAGCCAAGCGATGGCAAAAGCGGTTTGATCAATTAGCCGAAGAATTAGCTAAATTNTTCGCTAAAAAAGTCAAAGATCANACGGATAAGGAACTTCATAAAATTCTAAAAAGAGGTGGGATGGAAATTGAATTNACCATGTCCAANGGTATGAGGGANACTTTAGGTGCAATTGTTAAAGAGAATGTATCACTCATTAAGTCGATTCCGAGTAAGCATTTTACCCAAATCGAAGGCATGGTAATGCGGTCTATCCTTGCTGGATATGACACTTATGGGCTTCAAAAAGAATTGGAGCATACCTTCCGTGTGACAAAGAATAGGGCATCTCTTATTGCTCGTGACCAAACCCGTAAGGCGTCTAGTGCCATTCAAAGGATTAGATACCTTGAGAATGGCATTAACGAGGCAATTTGGATGCATTCTCATGGGGGCAGGCAGCCAAGAAAGACGCATTTGGCCAATGATGGCAAAAAGTTTGATGTTTCAAAGGGATGGTTTGATCCTGATCCCAAGGTCAGGAAGCATATCATGCCCGGACAATTAATTAATTGCCGATGTTATTTTAAGCCGGTTCTTCCAGTAATTGAAAAGGAAAGCAAGCCATGACTCCTGTTTCAGCTCAGCTCAAAAAGCATCTTGCACAAGCTTATGGTATGCCTGTGCATCTTAAAGCAGCGTTTGATGCTTGGATTGATGCTGTAGATAAATTATTGGTTGAGAATAATCCTCAAGAAGAGGTGACTAAGCTATCTTCTAGTCATGAGGATTTGGATGCACCTGTAGTTTCTGAACCTGAATTTCAACCAGAATCTGAGCCTGAGGTTGAATTGGGGTCAGAGCTAATGTCAGAATCAGAAGAAGATGGTTAAATAATAAGTTTTATTTTTAGAGAGATTATATGAAGTATTTTCTTTCTGCTTTGGTTGCTGCTATTACAGCAGCCTGTTCCTTTCAATCACAAGCACAATCAACAGTTTCGCTAAGTACAGCAGCCTGTAAACAAGTTACAGGTTATTTGTGCCTGGAAGTTGTAAGTGGAATTTCATCACAAGAATTTTTGATTTCATCGAATACAACTGCATATGCTCAACAAATTGGAACAATAGGGAATTTCTTTTCAACTGGTTCATTGCCGGCTGCTTATGTATATTTTACTATCAACAATCCTAATGGACCTTCTGCTTATCTATCGATTTTTGATCTAAATGGTAAGGGACAAGTTGCACAAGCCTTTGCCCCTGGTCCAAATTCAGCACAAAATTTTGCTGGTTATACTATTCATAATACATGGTTTGGGATGATCCACGATCCGCAAGGGAGGCTTTATCCATTCCTTGCCCCGGGGCAAGCATATTTGAGTTCCCCATATTGGAATACTCTTTATTTATTTAATCCAAGTTGTATTAATAGTACAACTAGTCCTTGCAATAATGGATTTATAACTTATTCAGCAGATTTTACAAATTCAGTTAATCTAGCTGGATTTCGCCATAATGGTGGCTGGATACAAGATGTCAATGGGGATGGCTGGGACGATATTAATCTACCGTTCCTTCATGGCTATATCCTGACAATCGAAGGGGAAAATGGTAATCAGCTTTCGTTAACCCAGGTAGCTCCAGCTCAAACTGATCCTTATTATTTCCCTTATGTTGGAGGATATGACCCAAGTTTCGATTCCGGTCGTCTTTACGGAAGCTATACACTATTTCAGTCAGTTGATGGTCATACAGATGTTATGCTTGCAGCTGGCGATGTAGTTGGCACATTTACTAATAGTTATTGTAATGTCAGCCGCTATATGGCTGTTCTAAGAGAATCCCAAGCAAGCCCATTGCCATCAACTAATTTATTTTATCTACTTTGGACAGATTATATTTCATTTTATCGGACAGTTTATCTTAATCCTATTCCTCCTAATGACTGGTCTGTAACTTTATCCCGGTCTGGAGATTATTTTAATAAATGTGTTCATCGTATTTCAAATTCTGTGTTTCATGCTGGAACACGACCTATTACTGTATTTAATATTTTTACTGAAAATCCTCTTATAATGCCTGACCCTTGTGAATACCTGGATGTGCAGATTTTTTTGAATGGATTAACATCAACTTTAGCAACGGAATCTCTTAATTGCTTGAATAATAATGTAAATAATATAACTGGCAGCTGGTCCGTTCAAGCATTGGATTTGTTGACGGGTAAAAATGTAGCATCGTTTCCAAATGCTTATGTTTGGGATGTAGTTAAAAATCTTATTCCAGGATGGAATGAGGTTTATTTACTTGAAGCATTACCCAAATCAATAACTTTTAGTCAAGCTGGTTATATTCCACAGGCTATATATGCCTTTGGGATTGATTCTAATTATATTTGGCATAATTTAGGTGTTCTTCCGGTAGCTTTTCGGCCTAATTTACAACCATCTACCCCATGGCAAATTCCTATAGGGATTGGCTTTGGTGCCACATATAGAGATATTTTTACTACTGTTACGCGGCAAAGATCTGATGGATTGGTCGATATTCAACTCAATAATCCGATAACAAATACTTCTGTATGGGTTGGATGGAATAGTGCTAGCGGTAAATTAGTTGTAGAACCTAATTGACGGTTATATTTGTGATTAAATACAAGCTAGACCAAGCGCATCCTTATTATCAGGATGTAATCCCTCAAATTTATAACTTATTGCAAGCTAAATATCCATTAGCTCGTCTTCGGGAAGTAAATATTTATGAACCTGAAGACAATGATACGAGCATGGCAGTTGCATTAAGTGGAGGGATTATTCAGCTAAATGGTTATTGGTTTTGCAGAAACCCTGATCATTTACAGGATGCTGCTAAACGTGACGTATACGTCCCTGCTGGGGATACTTTTATCGGCTGGCATGGGGAGATGACAAAAGAGCCAGACCATGTTCTGGTGCACGAATTTTTTCATATATTAGCCCAAAATATACAAGATTGGGAGCAATGGGCAGTTTGGGCATGGGAATATGCTACAGCTCGTCCTGAATTAGCTCCAACTGGCTATGCATTGGCTGAGCCTACAGAGATGTGGGCAGAAGCTATGGCTGCTAGAGAATTAGGGTTTAAATTTGGGCTTTTGGATTCTCTTGAATCTTTTCTCAATTCTCGACTGAAATAGCAAATTGAATTAGTTATAAAGGATTTAGTTAGTGCCAAGCAATACCTTGGTGCCAATTTGCTTTGGCTGTAAGCATTTTCGTGGACTTCAGACAAGAATTGGCTGGACGTGCAAGGCGTTTGAGGAAGGAATTCCGACAAGCATTCTTGCAAGCCATCATGATCACAGAGCTCCTTATCCAGGGGATCATAGCGTTTTGTATGAGCCAAAGGTAAATTCTGGGAAAATAGATAATACCGCCAAAGATTGGCCAATTGGTGGTGAGCGAGATGATTGGATTACTGGCATGCCTGCTTGGGATGAATATTCCAAGGAGGATGTCGAATATCAGCCAGTTGCATCCGATCGCAATCGTGTTTGTGAATTATGTAGATATTTTATCCCGATAAAATCATGCGAATTAGTTACCGGTTACATTAGTCCCGAAGGGCATTGTAACTTATGGGAATCCATGGAAGGCAAAGATATGCATTTAACAGCTGATGAGCACCGGGCTTTATTTGCGCGTCGTGCTGGTCATCCAGCTAATGATTATATTGCCAAGTCCGGCAAAAATTATGTTGTTTATTCTGAAAACGGCAAGCGCATGGGGTCATATCCTTCTCGGGAAGAAGCCGAGAAAAGGCTTCGTCAAATCGAGTATTTCAAAAATAAAGGACATATTGCCAAAGATATGACCAAATCTGGCTGGAAAAAGATTTTCGAAGGGCTAGCCGAACTTGTTCGCTTCTTTAGCGAAGAAGAAAAGGAACCTGAACATTCAGAAGATTTATCCTTGGATAAAGTTTGGATTGAGATGGATCACCCCCGAGATGATAAAGGGAGATTTGCTTTCAAAGGTTCCGGGGGTAGCAACAGGCCACATATTAGGTATAGCAAAATAATTTATCTACCTGACGATAGGGAAGAATGGCCAGGAAGTGCAAAGAAGCTGCGTATCCCTTCTGTTTGGGATAACATAAAATTTAATCTTAATTCTGATGCTTTGGTTAAAGCTACAGGATTAGATAAAATTGGAAGAAGGCATCATATCTACAATGAAGATTTGCTCAAAACCAAAGCAGCAGCTAGATATCATAAGCTTTTATCTTTATGGAATTACCTAAATAAAGATAAAAACCAAAAAAATAAAGATAAAGAGGATGACGATCGTCGAGATGATCGCGATGACGTAACACAAGATTTTTCTCTAAGAAAGTCTTTAGGGAGACATACAAGTCTTCCCAATAGCGTCAAGCGTTCTTTTCTAGGTGTAGATAATAAGTTTTCTTTTGAGCACACAAAAGATTTAGAAGAAAAAGGTTTTTCAGCTAGAGATTTACGGGCTTTTCATGCCACGAAAGCAGCATATGACCTTGTGGCTAAAATGGAAAAGCCAGATACAGAAGAAAAAAGAAAGGAAGCCATTTTAGAAGTAGCTAATAAGGTTGGTCCTATTGTGGGACTCAAGCCTGAGGTAGCTTTACAGTCATATATAAATCCTGTTGTGTTTACACCATGGGATCCAATAAATATTAAAAATGACAATGATGAGGAAGGTTCTGAAGAAATAGATACCGATCATCCTCCCATTGTTTGGTTTGGATTTGTAGATAATCCTTTGCCAGATTGGCGTGTAGAATT